CAATCTGGTGAAATTGAGGAGGCAAATAAGGAAGGTATGATCAGTGGACCGGCCACAAGTGTGGCCAAGTTTGCAGCATATTTGAAAGGGGTTCCTTATATAGGACCTTTTGCTACTGCAACAGAAATTGGATCAAATGCTGTAGCTACTATGGCAAAGATTTTTGGTTACTGTCGACCACCAATCACCAAAGCACCAGAACCATATCGTCCGACTCAAGTGAGTTCAATGGCTTTGACTAATGTGCCTGACAATGCACAAAAGTTGACAGTCGATGATAAACAAGAGTTGACGATAGATCCGCGTATCGCAGGAATTGGGCCTTCTGATCCTTTTAATATCCGAGAGATTGCTAAGCGAGAGTCATATCTCACTACATTCAATTGGACAATTGGAACAGCGCCTGATACACTGTTGTGGAATGCCAGACTTGACCCATGTACTTGGGCAGAAAATGCTGGACCTCCAACTTCTTTGCATTTCCCTGCTTGTGCTATGGCTGCATTGCCATTTCAACATTGGAAGGGATCTATGAAGTTTAGGTTTCAAATTGTATGCTCAAGTTTTCACAAAGGTCGATTGAAGTTTGTGTATGATCCTAATTTTATTGCAAACAACACGTATTTAGGTTTCTCTGAGTACAATACCAACTATCTCAAAATTGTGGATATTGCTGAAGAGCAAGATTTTACTATTGAGATTGGTAATGGACAAGAGAGGAATTTCTTGAATCATGCTTTACCAGGCCAAGATGGTGTCACTACTATGTATAGCACAAGTAGATACACTAGCAAAGGACCTGGAAACGGTGTGATTGGAGTCATTGTTGTGAATGAACTTACTACACCAAATAGTACTGTGACTAACGACATTGAAATTAACGTATTTGTTTCTATGGGTGATGACTTTGAAGTTGCTGCTCCCGATGATTATTTTCAACACTTTGTATTAAAACCACAGAGTGGAGAAATTCTTGAACCACAAATGGGAGAAATTGTGCCTGAAAGTCAAAACACAGAAGAATTAGATGCACCACAACAAAGCGAAACAACGATTGTTGGTCTGCCTCCAGTTGAAGATCAGAATTTGAATAAAGTGTTCTTTGGAGAAGCAATTACATCGTTTAGAACTATGTTGAAAAGATATAATCTTTGGAATACTATTCCAAAGTTGGACACTGTTCCTGTTGTCATTTCACAACGATATGCTTCTTTCCCATATTTGAGAGGTAATGTAGCTGACGCGGTTGACACCACGGCAGCTGCGGCACCTTACAATTATGTGAATACTATTTTACTTCACTGGGTACGTTCTGCATTTTCTGGATCAAGGGGCTCTATTCGGTATAAATTGGTTCCACGAGGAACTCAAACACGAGGTGATCGTGTGGAGGTTCAACGTGCGCCATGGTTGCCGACGTCTCCTGAATACAGATTTGATTTGCAATCCGTCAGTGTTTATGGTACTGCAAAGGCTGCCCGGGCAGACATTGTGTCTAGATGGGAAGCTGGTACTGGAAACAATGTGCCTTTGGATGAAAATCCATTTCCAGGCACCAGAGGAATGGCTTTGACCACTAACCAAGTAAATGGAGCGCTTGAGTTTGAGATGCCTTACTATAGTCCATACCGTTTTACTCCAGGGAAACCTGAGAGTTTGACAGGTATAAATTTGTGGGAGGCAGCTTTTGACATAAGAGCTTATTTTATGGGAAGTGGAACAAATACAAATTCCTCTACTTTTGACGTATATGCAGCAGCAGGTGAGGATTTCCAATGTTACTTTTTCACTGGACTTCCTCGCATGTACTACGAGGCAGCTCCACCTGCATAAGGTGGGGGCTTTTGGGGACTGACACCCCTAAGTAATTAAAAGTAGCTTTTAGAGAGTGAGCTAGCTGGTAAGATCACTCTACCATTCTGTGGCCGAATGGGGGAACAATTTATTGTTCCTGGACTGCGCCGTATTTAAGATTCGTGACTGAATTTTTCCTGCGGTGTAATCCTGAGGTTTTTAGGTCACAATTTTAATTAGCGTAGCCCTACGCAGTGTGGTAACACACTGTGCCGAG